ATGGAGTATTAGCATAAGGTAAAGAATTTATTGCAATACCTCCTTCGCCATCTAAAGAACCATTTGCAACAGCAGGAGTGATATTTACAATATTTGATCCTTCTGTTTTTCTTAAAGCCCTAACAGCTGAAACTTGAGCAGAAACGATATAATCAATTTCTTTTAAAGCTCCACCAAGATTATTTCCGTCTGCATATTTTCTATCTCCGATTATTACAACAGACTGAGAGTTCAAAGCATTTCCAACTACTTTTAGAGCTGAAAGTGTATCAATTTGACACCCGATATAAACACCATCTAAAATATCATTAGTAACATTGAATCTATTATCTAATAAAGTTGTAATATAATCAGTTCCTAGTTGAATTGGAGCATTTATTGTTTGATATCTTTCTTCTTCGATAACATCAAACACATCAGTCATAGTTGGATTAGTTGCTCCACTTGTGAAGGCTGTAATAACTACTGTGATATTTCCAATTTTATAATCTGATCCATCAAGTGAAACTCCACTCATAGAAATAGGGAAATCATTCGCAATTGTTCCTTTATTTCTAGCAGTTAAGGTAACAATATTTCCTGTTTCAGCATTTGAAAAAGGATTATCAGCATTTGTGATTTCAGTGTTTAATAAAGCACCTAATTCAGAAATTGTATCACCTTCTGTGATTGTTAAAGAATATTCTGTTCCACATATTTTTACTTTTAAAACACCATCTGTCGAAGCATTTCCTGTTCCTGTTATTGTGATAGTTGATTCTGCTACTACTCCAGCACCAGCATCGTCCATTGCAATAACATCAACTCTAGGAAGTTTATCACTTTGAGAGTCTGTAAATATTTTAAAGATTGAATTTAATTGACCAGCAAGCATTGAACCTTGTCCGAATTTTGTATTTATATCAGCTTTTGATACTCCTTTTATAAGAGTTTCAGCAATAGCTGATCCTGTCGATGTTTTTTGTCCTAAAACAAGAATTTTCTGTCCTTCAACACCTGCAGAAAGAGTTGCTGGTAGTTTATTTACAGTTGTTTTTGGAAATGATATTTTTTGAGTCATTATTTATCCCCTATTTTTTTAATTGATTTCTTCGCCTTAGTTTCTTTTATAATCTCAATGTTTCCATCGATTTTATTATCTTTTAAAACTCTTCTCCATTTTTGATTTGGGTGTTTTCCAAGATGAATTATTTCTCCGACTTTATATCCATATAAGCCGACATTTAAGAGTTTAATTTTCATTACTACCTCTCTTTCTTTTTAATTATATCTTATTTGATAATCATTTGCAAGGTTTTTTATAGTTCGCCCTCATCGGTTTTCTTAATATCTTCATAATCATCATATTTTAATTTATATTGAAGTTCAAAATTTCTAAAAGCAAAGGTTTCATATTCAACACCATCGCCATCTTCTGTATTATTTTGAATGATATAGATAACTTGAAATATAAATTCATGTTCATAAACAGCATTCAATCCACTATCATTTACGATTGGATCATTTGATATAGGCACAATTAAATATTTTGTTTTATCTGATGTGTTACTTTCTAAGGCTAAACCAAAAAGGCATTTGTCTAATAAAACTTCTAGATCCTCAGCAAATTCAACACCAGCAAATCCAGTTGTATCATCTTGAATTCCATAAGTTAAATTCACAGCTACTGTTTTAATCTTTTCTATTCTACTTGTTTGACCAGCATTTATTTTATAAATAGAGTCATCAAAGGTTGTTTGTGATTGTGAGGTAGTATTCCCCCTCGACTCAATAAAAAGAGTTGGTTTAATTTGAACTGAAACATTTCCATTATCATCAGTAAGGCTTTCTAAATATTTATTTATATCAGTTGATGAATTCACTCCAAATATTCTATACCCATATTCTATTTTTGCATTTCTAACATCGAAACTTGAGTTTATAATAGTGTTTTGTGTATCTATTTTAAAATCAGATTCACTTATTTCAGAAACTTCATATTGCTTTCCATTTATAAAGGTGTTTTCTACTAATTTATAGTCTGTAAAATCACTTATAGATCCTTTGTTTATTGTGAAGCTATTTGAATCAATAACACTCAACAATTCGAAATCAACATCTGTTTCTATTCCTGTTTTATATAATTGAGCTGAGGTATTATATCCTTCTGTTAATTGATGTTTTTTATCTGTTGTAATAGTTGCAACATTTCCATCTATTGAATATGATGTAACATTATTAAATAATTTTATATCTCTTAATGTTATAAAAGACCCAACTTTCATTCCTGATATAAAAGGTTCTATTGTTAGAATACCCGAAGTATTAGAAATTGATGTTATTGATTTTGACTCTGTAAAAGAATCGGTTAAACTAGGTAAAACCCCTTGAAGCTGTTTGATAAAATCACTTGTTTTTATTGTCATTTCGTTATCCTCTTATTTAATTCTACGGTTAATATTCTATTAGCTTCTTGTTTAGATTGTTTCATAGCTTTTAATAGAAAATCTCTAGGCCTCATATTTTTAGTTCCTTTTACTAAGAACTCACTGTGCTTTTCTCCAGCTCCGAAATATAAAGTCTTTTTTCCTTTAACATTAAATCCGATCGACCTTCTATTAGCTCCTGAAACATTGGCTGGATATTGTCCTGGCTTACTAGCTCGATATTTTCTTCCTTTATATGAATATGTGTTTCCTGTTTTCCTGCTTTTTAATATTCCTTTATTAGCTGTCTTTTGAAATACTTTTCCAACTCTATATAAACATTGTCTAATAGCATTAGGGGTTTTCTTGGCAATTCCATCAACACTAGCCAAAACCCTTTTACCTTCTGATGTTGTTTTGACCTTAATTAGCATTACTTAGTAGCTCCTTTTAAATCAATAGACCCTAAACATCTTGTTCTTATTTCCATAAATCCATTATTTCTATTATCATTTTTAATAGATATTATTTCAAATCTTAAATCTTTATATTCAATAAATAACTCGCTTGAAATATCACTTCTATATCTAGCTATAAATAAATCAGTAGAATTATCTTGAACGGCTATTCCACCAAGAAAGGTTATTCCATTAGTTGATTTTATTCCTGCAAAAATAGAAAATTCCTCAGTGAAATCATATTTCTTTTGAAGTCTATTTGTATCAAAAGGATCAGAAGCTCTTTTCATAATTTTTATCTTATGGTTTAGATCTCCGACACAATATTTCGTTTTTTTAATTCTTTTTACTTCTTGCATTTTATTTCCTTAACACAAAGGGGTTCTGTATTTATTTAATATTTCAATAGCTCCACTACACCCACATAATTCTCCAGTACAATCACCTCTATTTTCATATACTTGAGTAAATACCATTAAAATAGCTTGTAAAATATCAGGGTAAGGTATTCTAGTTTCAACAGTATAAATTACTTTTACATAATTACCTCCATCGGTATCTCCTTCTTCATCAATCTCTTTAATAAAAATTACATTATCAACTATTTTTATATCTTCGGTTGGTATAATCTCATCATTAAAAGAAACCTCAACACTCAAAGATCCATCAGTTGTTTTTATATCTCTTCTAGTTTCAACTTTATAATAAGGTTCAAAGAATTCTTGATATTGTTTTTCTTGTAAATCAAAGTCAAGTTTTCCTTCTACAAAAGAAACAGCACTTTGAATATATTGAACTAATAATTTTTCATCATCAGTATAAGCAGACCTATCTTCTGCTATTGTTTCAGTTGCTTCAATATGAGAAAAATCCCCTTCTAGTTTAGCATGGCTTATAAACAAAATAGGGTTTATCCATGTTAGAGTTGATATATCTGATATGCTTAATATTTTTTCTCTTTTATTCATTATTTCTTCTTTCTTATTTTCTTAATTTTTTTAACAACCTTTTTCGCAATCTTTTTTGGTTTAACAGCTTCCATTTTTACTATAAAATGATCAGGGTGTTTTTTAAACCAGTGCATAGGCACATCAAAGTCATTTCCTGCTCTAGTTTTAAATCCAGTTGAATAATTTCTTGAGAATTTTGCCGTAGCTCTTATATTGTTCATTTTTACTCCTATCAGTTTATTATAAACTTCTTTTAAATTTTCATAAGTCAATCCCATTATAGAAAA